GTAAGCCTGTTTGGCATACTTGTTGTCTATAACTACACCACGTCTCTCCATCATGTAGAGAGTTTTAGTTAGCTTTGTTTGAAAATGAAACAGCTCTATTTGATTACTAGTAACTAATTTTCTGAATCTATCTTTATATAGTTTTCGTGTCCATTTAACATCATCTATACAGTATGGTCCTAAAATGGATGGGGGTGCTAATGAAAAATCTCTAAACCATTTATTTTTCTTTAAAACTTTTTTAGTTTCTAAATCATATGCTCCAGCCTTTTCTCCATAACTTCGCACCAAAGTATCCGTCAAACTAAGCCTATTTATTGTAGTAGGCTCTGTCATTCTAACCATAACAAGCACATCTAATAGCTTCATCGCATCTATGTTTATACCTTCGTTGTGTAAAAACTTAGCATCAAACTTTACATTATACCCAACAACAGTTTTACAAGTGTTGTTAATAAATTCAACTAACCGTTTTAATTGATCTTGAGATAAATTAGGTTCGTCTGATTGATGCCTAAAAGGAAAGTAATACGCATGTTCACTATCAAGATCAGCTAAACCAATACCACATAGCTGATTCATATTATATGGATCAAAGCCATTAGTCTCCACATCCATTATCCACATAGGCGAATCAGGTAATGAGTTTATAGTATCTGTAAATGTGTCTGGTGTTACTATCATTGGTAAGGTGTGCAAACTCCTCGGAAGGACATTTGAATCCGAGGAGTAAGCATTTATGGAGGTTAGTTTAGAATAATGAGTCGTCATCATCAATAGCCACAGCATCCGATGGTACATCATCAGTTGTGGACTCCGTGTTACCGTATCTCTGACTTAGATACTCTTTTATTGGAGTAAGGTTCTTTACCTCTGCTTGTTTATCTTCAGGTAGCTCTAAAGCTCCTGACGTAGAAGTAATGGTATAAGTGGTATCAAGACTTGAACCTCTTCTTCTTACTCTCATAACAGTCTTATCTAATGACCCGTTATCCTCATATATATCAACGAATTGATTCCAATTGCTGTTCTGTGCTCCAAAAGATAGAGTAAGAACTTTAAAATCATTCACTGTTTCTTTATACATTTTTGATCCTGATGGGCTAGTAATTTCTTCCCATGAATCAACTCTCTGCTCTGTGTGTAATATTTCAGTTACATATCCCCAAAGTGCAAACTTGTGTCTTGGGGCTTTTCGTCTACCGTCTTCGTAAACCATAGCTTCACTAGGAACTGCAGAAACAGGTTCTCCATTCTCTACTAATACACTAGTCCAACTCTTGTCTACGCCCTGTTGAAATTCATATACATAGAACTCTTCCATGTGTATATCGCCTTCTTCTCCTGTAGCCATAGACTTCATGAACACTTGGTCCCCATCTTTTAACCAAACCTCTTTACCATTAGCTTCAGAGTTTTGTGTAGCTCTAGTTTCTTTAGACGATATGTTGTTTTGTATCATACTGATTCCTGACATGTGTCCTCCTTTACCAGTATTTTTTATTATTAATTACGTTTTTAAGTATATCACAAGATTTTATATCCTGCACATCTTTATATTCTTTAGGTATATCTATAGTAGAAACTCTTGTTTTGTTGTGTAATAATTTAAAAGCTCTATCTTTACCTATCTTTCCTGCATCATCATTATCTAAACATAGTATTATTTCTTTAGTTGGTAATGTAAGTAGTAAATCTCGTTGTTTATTTGACATGCTCATGCCTAATAAAGCAACAGTTGGGTAACCTAATTGATTCATCCATATGGCATCTAAAGGTCCCTCTGTAACACATACATATTCAGATTCCTGTATGTAAGGTTGTCCAAAAAGAACATGTGATTTCTTCAAACCTTTTGAGTATAAATACTTTGGTATCTGATTCTCTTGTCTAATTATCCAACCCACAGTCCTGAAGTCTTTATCTTTAACTGGTATAACTAAACCGTTGCTTGGTGTAACACCACACAACCATTTTCGCATACTCTTCTTATCAAAACCTCTATCAAATATCCACTTAGGCACCATGCCTGTCTTATAAGGTATGCTTACTTCAGGTAAAGGACCTTCAATAACTGGCGTTGGTTGAGTAAATAAACTCTTTGTATAAGTATCTTTATAATTTACTAAATAATTACTAACTTGCTTAAAGTCCCAATCTTTATACTCTTGGATAAAACTCTTTAGACTACCCTGCCCACACCCAGCAAAACAAATCCAAACCCCCTTATCTATATTTATAGAGCAAGATTCAGATGTATCATGATGAAAAGGGCACAATATAGATACTTCATCATTACCAACAGGCACATCTATGCCTAAATTAAGTAGTGCTTGTGTCCAGTCTATCATTCTATTATTATTTAATTGGGCGTATCCGGTAAATATAACCATTCGTCTCTTTCCAAAACCCTTCAGGAAAAGTAGTTCCACATTGAAAACAATATGGATCATTCTTAACTAATCCTAATACTTGTTTAGTTAGTAGTGAGTACATATCTACGATTGTTTTACCCACTCTTAATTTACCACCATCAGAGCATTTGCCGCATTTCTTGTCAATTAAACGTGTCATGATTCTCCTCTATTCTACCTTTGTCTACATCCCATACAAATTCAGTAGTAGATGCCCCTAAGTCACCGTCTCTATATTTCTGAAACATAATCTCTCTTAGTTGGGGTTCATCTTCTATCATACACATTGATATTGCCACATCAGAAGCTCTAATTAAAGCGTCTCCAAACGCAACCTGACCTGCAGTAGGTTGATTGTACATGTTTGAAGCGTCTCTTGTAGCTTGAGTTGAGGCAATAACTGTAGTATTTGTAGACAATGCCATAGTTTTTAGTCCATAAAACAATGAGTGTGACTGCTCCCAAGCAGCTTTATTCTTATCTGCTGTAGAAACTAAGTACACCCCATCAATAATTAGTACGTCTGGACTGTATTTACGCACTAAATTAGTGATACTTGGTAATGATATACTGTCTTCTCCACTAATATGGTCACATACCAACAAGTTTTTATAGTTTACTTCTTGTAAAAAGCGTTTATACTCGCCTTCATCTATCTCTCTACCGTTTCTTATAGCACTATGAGACAAGTTGTAGCCTAATGAGTGCCCTAATAACACATCCATACGCAATGCTATAGAAGATGTAGGCATTTCAGTCGAAACTAACAGTGTTTTGTGCCCACTTCTTATAGAATCGGCTGCTAATTTACAACATAACCATGTTTTACCCACAGTAGGACGTGCATATGCCGTAATTAAGTCTCCGGGTTGCCATCCTACACCAGATGCGTTGACCATATGGAAAGGAGTGCGTATGCCTATCAAACCATCCCCCATTTTTCTAATTGAACTACGTCTTTGCCACTCCTCATACCTATCTAAACCACCATTATCGTATTGATTTACGTCTTGGTCGTGCAATATCTCTACATCATTAAGACTATCCATAATAATACCTAATGCTTTCTTAGGATTATCTTCTAATATGGTCTGATTTGAATTAAAAGCGTTTACTATGTTTCTAAACATGACTTGTTTACCAAACTCATCTAACGCATAATTAAAATTTATTGATTGAGCATCCGGTTTTAAGGTACTAAACTTCTCTAATAAGACTTCAACAGATGGAAAGTCAGAATATTCATCAATATATTCTTGAATAAACCTATAAGTATCCCCATGTTCAGCAAAATCTTTAGGAGAATAAGTAAAGTTCTTAAAATTACCCGGATCACATAGGCTGAAGATGACCCCAGATTCTATAAAATTAAAGTTTTCCAATATTATTTCTCTTCGTTTAACTTATTTCTAAGCGACTTTTTTACTTTGTATATGGAATAGTTTACCACAGTTTCTTGCCCATTGACAGTTTTTGTATCAGATATGTTTTTTAAGTACTGCTCTATGTCTTTCATAGTATAGTTTTGTAACTTTTTAGTAAGGAATTGTTTTTCACCTTCATCTAAATTTAAAGAATCTATCCAATCTATAAAGTCTACTTCATCTAAATTTTCATCCAACTGTTTTACGAAGTCGCTAAGTTTATAAGTATTGTCATCATCTGAGTCAGACTGCATGTCTAAACTATAACTCTGTATTTTTTTACTAGCTTGCACCCATAAAGTTTTTAATCTATTAGCCATAGCTGTGTGTAAATAAGTATGAAAGATTGCATTTCTATTAGGATTATATAATTTAGCAGCTTTTAATACAATTAAACGTAACTCTTGAGCTAAATCATCACGATCATAACCTTGTATATAAATGTTAGAAACCATTTTATTAATCTTCGGTTCCCATTTCAAAATTAGATCGTTGTTTATATCCACTGTTATGTTTCCTTTTGTCCTGATAACACTTCTGTGTACAGTATACATTTTTTAATTTTAATCTATATCCTTGTAATATTCGTTTTCTAGTCCTATAAAAAGGCACTAAACACCAAGAACAAGTTAGCTTAGTAAATTTCCACTTGAAAGAACATTGTCCTTTGCATATCCCACCGCGATCTGTGGTTATTTCTCTACATACTTTACAGTATACCACACGTTTAGGTTTAGGTGGGTTAGTTTGTAGGTCGTTTTTTAATAGAACTTCTCTTGCGTATTGCCTAGTTATGCCAACTTTTCTTGCGATTTCAGCTGTAGACATAAAAGGGTTTTGTTTCCTAAGTCTAACAACTTTATTCTTTGCCTTCATTTTCTAATTTATCTACTTTACTAGACAATTCTTGTATAGCTTTAATTAATATAGGTACAAATTGTTCGTATCTTGCCCCTAATTTTCCGTTAGGGCTTTGATGTATTGGAGCAAAATCATCTAAATCTGTAATATTATATTTTTTTAAAACTTCAATTACTTCTTGAGCAATCACACCTCTGTGGGTTTGAACGTCATCTATAACATCTTCTTTCCATTTATATTTTACTGGTCTTAAATCATTTACAAAATCTAAACCTTCTTGAATATCTTGTACGTCTTTTTTGTCTCTTCCATCAGAAGTTGTTACACTACTACTAGTTGCAAATAAAGCTGTCCAAATCTTACTTCCACTTATTCCTAATGAATGAGTATTAGTTTTTGGGGGAAAAAAATTGCTGTCTGGACCAACTCCAGTAAGTTGAGCACCTCCTATTTTTAAGTCAGGAGAGTGTGCGGTTCGGACAGTGGTATCTGTTTCATCGGATGACCCTAATCCAGTAGTCATATTAGTAAAGAACCAACTAACTTTTCCTTCAGGAATTACACTAGCATAAGCTATACCTAATTTAATACGAGTCCTAGAGCTTATTAATCTATCTCCACCTGTTGTCAAACCATCTCCACCATTCCTATCTTCAAAAGTAGCTTGAGATTTAATTTGAAATTGTGTTGTACTGTGTCCCGGTTCAAAGTAAATTACATATATTCTATCAGGGAATCCATCCTCATCAGTGTCATCAGGGAGAAAAGATCCCCCGTCATTTGTACCTGCACCGCCTGTATTATCTACTACCCCATCTGAATTTTCACTGGTGCCCGCTGTAATGTGAAAAACTTCACTTCCAATATATAAATTACCCGCAGAGTATCTAAGAGATACATTTTCTCTAGTGGTGCCTGATGAACCAGCAGTAAATGTCCCAGTAAAATGGGGCACCGTAAATTCAAAACCCTCTTTATCTCCATCTTTATCATCATCATTTTGATCATCAATTGACAAAAAATCTGGTTTTATTGCAGATATAACAGTTTGAGTTGCTGCACTAGGAACAGCTAATGTTTCTATATCAGTATAAGCCTGCCCACCATTTTCATAATATGTCATAGAAGTAACTATTTGTTGTCCTGACCCATTAGCAGAGCTTACACCGTAATGAGCTGCATCTGCTGCTATTATATGACCAGCTCTTAGAGGCACATAATATCTAATATAATCATTAGTAGTTAGACTTCCAGAGTTCATTATAGCCACAGCAGTAGTATCTGTTACTTTTTCTAAATATCCAAAGGTATCAACAGTACCATCTTGTCCAGTTAGTTTAGCTATAACATGCCCAGCCCTCAAACCAATTGAACCATTAGTTGTAATTGTGTCGCCTTCTCTACTAGTAGTACCACTTGAGTGATCATCTGTAAAAGTAATCTTAGTTTTTGAACCTACCGTAGCTGTACTTATTTCACTTGATCCTACTTGAGTCTCAAAAGAGTAATAAGGCATAAATTTACATTGAAATCTACCTCTTTGTTTAGGCGTATTAAATTGTGCAAATCTAGCTGCAACAGCTGTTCTTATATTATCCGGATTGTCATCTACACCAAAATCCATAGTAACAGCTCTTTTCTGTTCGTGAACCTGTTGAGGTCTATAAATATCTATGGCATCAGGATCTTCTTCACTTGTTAATGTTAAGTAATTACCCTCACTAACTTTATTTAAATATAGCCTATCTCCCGGAGATACTAAAGCATCAGCATCATCAGTACGGGTACTAGATATCAAAGCTGTTCCATCAGCAGCATAAGTGCCATTACCTGTAGCTGGAGTTGAACTTAAATACTGTAAATAACCTACTAGAGGTTCGTCACTACCTGCACCATCTAAAACTAATCTAGCATCCCAATCAGTTGCCGCATCGTCTTCTTGCCTAAGTGGGTCTTCAACTCCTGTGGTATCATCAATTTTACCTATTAATTTTTTATTAGTATATGCCGTTGTTAAACCTTGGCTAGCTTGCACTACCTCTGTATAATTAAATACTTCAAACTGTACTTCATCAATTTTACCTGTTTCAGTATCTCTAAGACGTACAACTATAGTATTAACTCTTTCGCTTTCCATTTTATCAAATGAAGCTCCCGGTTGCATTAATATAGTTCTACCGTTTTCTGTAATAGCAGATGATGTAGGATATTTAAAATCTAAATTTCCTACGCTGTTAGTAGCCCCTGAAGGAGCAGTATCTTTAGTTGTATCAGTCGTACCCGGCATAAAACTACTTCTAAAATAATTAAACATTTGTGCTGGTTTATGAGCACTTGAAGGAGATGTTACATTTGGGTCTGCGTAAAATATGTATCCATAAAAATGCCCTGTATCTGTAATCCTATCTCTTAAAGCAAGTCTTTGTATAGCTTTTAAGACTGTTGAATCAGTGCTAGCAAAAGTAATTTGATGTCTTCGAGCATTCATTTTTTGATCTACTTTTGAAGTTTCAAATCTTGTGTAACTACCACTAGAAGTTTCAGTTGTTGTTAAATTATTTTCTGATCCAGCGATACCTTTAAATTGAAATCTTTGAATTAATTTTTCAATATAAGCTGATGTTTTTTTAGATAATGCTGCACTAGAAAAATCTGCATTTGTCTGAGCCCCGTTATTATCTTTTAGTGTTATGGTTCTATCAGCCCCTTGTAATTTACTTCTAGACAATTCGTATAAACCATCTT